ATGAGCAACTCGTTTAACCTGAAGTATAAAGACATTCCCATTAAGAAGAAGGGCTAATGCCAACAGATACCGTCATACACGATTCGGAAGACAACGCCTATGGTGGCTCGTTCGCCAACCGCAACGACCGCTATACGCGCAATTTCAAACAGCTTGACGGCCAATACGATGTCTGGAAGTCTGCTTATCGAGAGGTTGCCGACTACATTGCGCTTGGCCGAGGACGCTTCGAGGAATTTGGTAGTCCTCCTAACCAGAAATCTAAAGCGGCGTCAAAGGTTATCAACAACACGGCGACCGACGCTCTGCATATGCTCGGCGCGGGGTTGCATGGCGGTCTTAGCTCGCCGGCTCGGCCGTGGTTTCAGTTGGGCTTTGTCGATGAGTCCATGAACAGCTTCGGGACGTACAAGGCGTGGCTCGACGACTGCGAGAAAGTCATGTACGCCGCTTTCAAGCGCAGCAACTTCTATACCATCATTCACGGAGTCTATGAGGAAATAGGAGCTTTCGGGACCGGAGCGATGCTGGTGGACGAAGACCCGGCACACGGAATCCTGTTCCACCCGTTCACGGTGGGCGATTACCGATTCAGCGTCAAGACAGACGGCCTGTGCCATAGTTTCTACAGAAAATTTAAGATGCAGGCATGCCAGATTGAGCAGAGCTTCGGCAAAGATATGTGCTCACCAAAGGTTATTCAACTACTCCGCAACAACCCTTACGAGTGGGTTGAGGTGATGCACGCGATTGAGGCCAACGCGGCGTATGACCCGAATATGTTAGACAGCAAGCCCTGGAGCAGCGTCTACTTTGAGACCAAAGAAAAGGAACGCAGGCTTTCAGCCGTAGGCTATCATGAAATGCCCGTAGTCGTTCCGCGATGGCAGGCGTTGAGCCACGAAGCGTATGGCTGGGGTCCGGGGCTTGAGTCAATAGGGCTTGCCAAAGCGATTCAGCGGATGGAAAAGCAAGCGTTCATGGCATCTGATAAGATGCTTGATCCACCGCTTGCTCTGCCGTCTTCGATGAAAGACCGTATGCTTGATCTATCTCCAGGAGGTAAGAACATTTACGACGAAGCCAACGCCAAAGTACAGAACATGGTGACTATCAATCCCGCGGCGTTGCAGATTTACCGTGAGAACATCAACGCAATCGAGGCCAAAATCCGGCGCAATTTCCACAACGAACTGTTCCTGATGATCAGCAACGAAGACCCCGCCAAGATGACTGCGACCGAAGTTTTAGCTCGTAAAGAAGAAAAAATGCTCATGGTAGGGCCGACGATTGAACGTCTTGAATACGAACACCTTGCGCCTATCGTGTCGCGTGTGTTCGCTATCCTGGCGCGTCAAGGCAAGCTACCGCCTCCCCCTCCCGACATTGCTAATGCCGAGTATAAGATTGACTTTGTTTCGTTGCTCGCTCAGGCGCAAAAGCTGATAGGCGCTCAATCTATGCAGGGATACCTTGGTTTAGCTGAGCGAGTTGCCACGGTCGATCCTGGCAGTGTTGTCAAGACGAATTGGGACAAGTACCTTGACGAAGCAGCCGACATGGTGAGCCTGCCGTCAAAGGTTGTTAGGACCGACGACGAGGTGGGCGCTATCAGAAAGCAACTTGCTGACCAGCAAGCGCAGCAACAGCAGCAAATGGCAATGGCACAGGGGGTTGAGAACGTGAACAAGCTTGGCAATACGCCGGCTGGCGAAGATACGGCTCTTGGTAAAATGGAAGCCGAAACCGAAGGGGGTAATACATGAACGACCGATTGAACGCGATTGAAAAAATGATAAAGGACATCGAAGACAAACTCAAGGCGCTTGAAGCCAAGGTGATGAAGGTCGAGCTTGTAGTACCGGCTGCCAAATCAAAAAAGGTGGGCAGTGCTTGACGAACACGAAGATAAGCGAGCAGAGGCGCACAGGAAGGCGCTCAATGACGAGGAAGCCCATTACAACGCTATCAAGCGAGTATTTGGCTCCGATGAAGGCACGTCTATCCTTGAATGGCTCCTTACTGAACTATGTGGATATTGGAGGGGGAGCCTTGTTACTGAAAGGGAGCTTGGCCGATTTGAGTTGGGACGTACTATTTTCAATCAGGTTTGCATGGCCGATATAGAGATAGCTCATAACCTGTTGGACCGCCGGCGCAGGCAAGCCGAAGCGGTTAGAAACGAAGAACGGAAAAGGATAGATAAATTGCGCGAATGAAAGCGATGCACTCAAAATGTGTAGAGCCAAATACCGAGGTAGAGATTCTCAAGGCTCTGAAAATAAACTTTGATGAGTTTAAAGACAGGCTAAACATAGCTTGCGGGGCAGATTATCGTGAAGGTTGGATCAATCAGGACTTTGACAGGCGCATTAGGGCCGATGTGTATTGCGACCTTGAAGAAATGCTGCCAATCCGTGATGCGTCTTTCGATCTTATTTATGCGTGTCATGTTTTGGAGCACATCAGCAAGCTACAGAATTTGAAGGCCGAGTTATACAGGATTTTGAAGCCCGGAGGTGTCTTGGTGTGCGTTGTGCCTCATTATCTATCGGTAGACGCCTGGGGTAATCCGCAACACATACGGGCGTTTTCTAAGGACTCGTTTCATGTGGGGCAGTTCTGGCCGGGTGACTATGAGCAATATATGGAATTGTTTGAGATGGATTTAAAGAACGAGGACGGCAGTTATCAAGCTAAATGGATCATAAGCAAACGGACAAAGGTTAAATAAAGGAAAGGAGCAACACTATGGCAGATGCAGCAGGCACCCAGGGCGCTGGGAATAGCGGCGACAATGGCGCAGCGGCGCAGACCGGCTTTACGGCTCCCCCCGAATGGGCCGAAGTCGAAACCTACAAGCCTTTCTTCGTTGAGAAGGACGGCGCGAAGTCGTTTGATGTTCACGGCCTGGCTATCAAGTACGCCGAGACCGTGAAGCAAATACCGATAGTTCCGGCGAAAGCCGATGACTATAAAGCCGAACTTCCAAAAGACTTCCCGATCGACGAAGTGGACGCCAAGCTCCAGAAGGAATTAGCCAAAAACCTCGGGCTGACGCAGGCGCAGTACGAAGGGATCGTCAAGCACGACCTTTCCCGCTTCTCCCGCGTAGCTGATGAAATGGCTAAAACCGTCGAGGCAGCAAAGGCGACCCTTACGAAAGAGTGGGGAGGCCNGCAGAAGTTTGAGGCGAACCTGGCAATGGCTCGTAAAGCCGCAGACGTTTTCTTNGGNAAAGATGCTTTCAAAGATCACGACCTGGGAAACGACCCTGCACTTATCAAAGGGCTTTACATGATAGCGACTAAACTTTCCGAAGACACACTAAAGAGCGGAAGCGGGTCTGGTGCCGATTCGCGTCCTATTGGAATCGACGGACGCCCAATGATCGACTACTCGAAAACGACACCGGGACCGAGCCGCTAATAAGGAGATAATTCAATGGGTGATGTAACTGATAGCAGACTTGGCCTCGTTGAAGTGGTCAAGCGTCACGATCCTAACGGCGCCTTGGCTACTATTGCCGAAGTGCTTGCGAAAGCGACCCCTATTATCGGAGATGCCGTCTGGAAAGAGAGCAACGACATTTTCAGTAACAAGAGTTTGCGCCGGTCCAGTCTTCCGGGTGGCACTTGGAGAAAACTCAACTTCGGTGTTGCGAAAGAGTCGAGCGATACCGTTGAGCTGGTCGATACCATCGGAATCCTCGAAGCACGCGCCGAAAACGACGTTGAGATCATCAACGCCTTCGCCAACCCGCAACAGGCCCGCATGGACGAAGCCTCAAGCTTCATGGAAGGGCTAAGTCAAGAGATGGCCTCCACCATGATTTACGGTAACGCCTTGACCGCTCCAGAGGAATTCACAGGGCTTGCGCCCCGCATGGACACTCTGGCTGCAACCGCGAATGTGATCGGCGGCGGAGCCACCACGGGTGAGTCGATTTACTGTGTCACCTGGGGCATGAACACGGTTTTCATGGCCTACCCGCGCAACACCACGGGCGGCTTGCAGCACGAAGACCTCGGAATTCAGGACGCTTTTGATTCTTCCGGAAACCGTTTCCGGGCCTATTGCGACCGTTTCGTGTGGCGTGCCGGTATGGTGGTGAAACACCCGAAGGCAATCGCCCGGTACGCTAACCTAGAGGGCAGCGGCACCACGACCACGTTTGATGAGGACGAGCTTATCCGCCTACTCAATCGCATGGTTACCGGTCCCG